TGTTGTAGACACCCTCATGAGCAAAGGTGATTCTAGAGTTGTTGGTTATTGAAACGCCTTTAGATGCAGCCGTTTGGTTAAGGGTGATTGCATAACCGCCTCCACCGTTTTGAGTTTGGGTGCTGTAAAAAGAACCGTAGAAATGTTGTTCAGACAGATTGACTATTGTAGAAGTCAGGTCTACTTCTGTAGTTCCATCTGGTCTAGTTTGTAGTTTAAGAATGTCGTCAATACCAGTTGTAACAACAGAGTTATCAAGAGGTTCGACACTTATGTGTTTATTAGGTCGTAGGTTTTTTCCGTAACTACCAATCCAAATTGGATATGCAGGGTCACCACCTTCAAACTGAATCCAAACACCTTCTCCAATTGCTGGAACGTAAGGTTTTTGTCCAGGAGCAAACATGGGCCATGCCCAATTTGTTTCGAAGTTAGTAGCACTACGTCCAATGAGTTGCGGTATTCGTACCATCACTCTTCGGTGACCTTCAGGGTCGTTGTTTTTGCTTACAACCCCTCTGTAAATACCGTAGTACTTACTAAAGTCAGAAACGTTTGTTGGGTCATACATTAAGGAGCAACCTCAAGAATGATGTCTGCTTCGCTGAAGGAGAGCACCTCGTTGTCCAATGCTTGAATTTGTGTAAGGCTTGGGCTTCCGCCTGTCTTGTAAAGGAATTGACATTTAGCACTTAAAATTCCTGGAACACCTTGAATTGCGTACTCAACGTCTTGAACTGTTAATAGTTCTCCAAAGTTGATGTAGTTATAGCCAAAGTTATCAATGATTGCTTGTTTAAGTGCTTTTTCTGCAACTGCTTGTGTGTACTGCGGGTCACGACGATATTGAACGTTCATAGTTACTGGCACATACGTTGGCTGTGTAAGGGTAACTGTTACCCCAGCCAATGTTTTATCAGCAAGAAAAGATTTAACGGCATCTCGCAATGATGTCCACTCAACTGTCGGAGCACCCAAATCATCTAAACCTGGATGTGGGTCTCCATCTACATCGTCGCGTTGAGGGGCAATGTACAGAGTAACTGAAGTATAAGAACTAGAAACCGCTTTTGCTTTACCGCAGTTTTCTACTGATAAAGCAAGGTTTGAATAGTCATCAAGAGTGATTGCACGGTTCTGAGTTCTTAAAAACTTAGGGGCATTTGTTCTAATAGAAGCGTTGGACTCTGGGTCTTCCCCACCAACACCGCCAGTTAGATTATCAACGTCAATAACGCCAGCAATTGCTGCTGTTTGTGCTTCAGAAAGTCCAGGGATGTACTCAATAGTCTTGATAAGACCGCTAGTAATGTTTCCAATATTTCCTCCACCTACTACGTACTTTGCACGTACTGTTGCGTGGATTGTTGGGATGGCTCCTGATATGCCATCTCCAAAAAGAATAAATACTTTGTTGTTCTTATCAAACCTAGTTGTGTAAACAGGGTCATTAGGACCGTAATCGATAAGGTGCTGAACTCTTGTCCATTTACGATAAGTGTTTCCACTTTCAACGTACACCTCAATGCTGTCTGCAACTACAGGGTCATCTGGAACATCAAACGTCTGGTCTGCAGAACCATCAGACTCTCCTAAGTCCACTCCATAGATGTTGTTTGCCTCTACGGTGTTATACACGCCTTCTTCACAAAGTACAGTTGCTTCACCACGAGTTGAACCCACTTTAATCGGAACTACAACGTCGGTTAAAGTAGTAAACGTAAGTTGAGTAACAGAGTTATCTACGATTACTTCTGCACCAAGGCGTGTGCCTTCTGGGATAGTCACAATACTGGCTGAGTTGTTGTACAACGTGACAGTTACCAAAGCGTTGGCATATCCACTAGGGGTGTAACCGTAAGTCTCAGCAATAGAAAGAATGGACTCACGCTGTGTAGCAGTTGCTAAAAAGTTTTCATTTGCTACGCGGTCAATGTAGTACGACATGATGTCGCCCATGTAAGCAAAGGCTTCTATTAGAGCAAGGCCGAAGTCTCCTTGGTCAGTACCTGACCAGTCTGGAACTCTATCTTTTACTCTAGCAATCATCTCTTCTCTGAGTGCGTAGTAGTCTCGACTTGTATAGTCGACTGATACTGGGATTTCTGCCATTATAGGTTCTCCTGAACTGGTGGGTTCTTTCCTCCGATTGCAACGATTGCAACCACTGTGTTGGTTTCTTCGTCATTCGGAAGTTCGTAAGTAATGTCTATTAGTACTTGACCTAATTCTGGGTCAGTTGTTATGTCCACGTCTAACAAAGTTAGGGAAGGCAATAGGTCAACAAAGGCTCTTTCTACAGCAGTGTTGATGCCTTCTTGTGCTCTTTCTGTGCTTTCATACATGTAGTTAGAAATAGCAGACCCGTAAGCAGGAATCATTACTCGCTCTCTAAACTTAGTCCCTATAACAGAGAGGACACGGTCAGCCCAAATTTTTTCTTGGTCACTGGTACGGGCTATACGACCGTAAGCATCCAAAGCAAAAGGCAACTTAATTGCTTGTTCAGCCATGGGTTACACCTTCCATTTTCTGGGCTTTATTTCATACCCGCTACTGTCTTCGCTATACGAAAAAACGGTTTTATCTAATACGGGTTCTGGAGATAACGATAGTGAGTCCCCGTCATTTAAGTTGGTTAAATTTAAAACAGGTATGGAGGCTCCCTGTTTAGTTCTGCGTGAGGTCTCTAGGTTTTCGCCTCTTCCATCCGAAACACATATCCCTTGACAGGTGTACATTCCTCGTTTGTCAATGTAATGAGTCACTTCACGCACCATCCAATAGCCATCATTAGTGGTGTCTACTCCGCTCACTTCCATCAATCCGTATGGACGTAGTCGGGGGTCTCCTTGACCAGAAAACTTTGCTGGCATGTGAAATCTAGCCCTTTGAGACTTGCCTTTAGTCAAAGAATCTGCAGCCATTTTGCTATTGGCAACGTCAAAACTACTGTTGTCTTGAAATACAACTTGAGCAGAGTTACTACGAACATTGCGGGCTTTTGCTGGAGTGGACGTGGAGTCATAAATCTTGCCAGTTATAGGGTCTACACCAGTTATGTGCTTTGTTGCACGACTTGGTTGGTCTTGGTCTTCTATAAAGTCTCCAAGCATTGGTTCAAATTTATCTAACGTCTTTTCAATAAACGAATGGAAAGGAGGCATGTATTGGTCCATAGGAACAGCAGAATAAAGCATTAAAGGTATAGACCCCATGGTTTTGTCTATGACCCTATCTAAATCTACAAAGTAGATAACTCCATCTTTTACGTAACAAGCAAATCCAACTTTAAAAGCAAGTTCTTGTAAAAATTGCCAATAACTGGTTCCAAACTGAGCCAGTTGAGAGAACCTCATTTGATGAGGGCTTACAACGACCTTCATTTTTGTAATTTTGCCTATTGCCTGTGCAACTTCTGGAGCAGTTTTGTTTTTCCACATATTGGATGCGGTTTGCTTCAAAGGAAACGAAGTGGCAACACATCTGACCTCTAACTCTTGGTCGTATTGAGCAGCCTTGGTTCTTTTAACATTTACAACGTGACCAAAAAAAGAGCCTTTTGCTTTAGCAGAGTTTTTCCACGTCATTTTAACTGGAGTACCTGTCTTTAATGCTCGGTTGTACCAGTTGCCTGAAAGTTGATACCTCAAAACAAGAATGTCATGACTGCGTTCTTCTTGAATAATTGTGGCTGATTGAGGAGTCAGTTTAAATCCAGGAAACTCTGGGTAAGTAACTGTAAAAGAGGTGTTTAACCTATTTTGTACGCCTTCAGTTCTGCTAACCGACACTAGGAATCCTTAGGACTGTACCTGGCTCTATCTCAAAGGGATTAGAGATTGCTGGATTGGCATCCAGTATTTGCCACCAATACTCTGAGTCTCCAAAGTACTTTTCTGCAACTAAATCAATCCTATCGCCATCAACCCACTCGTAATATACAACGGCTGTAACTATGTCTGGGTATTTTCTAAAAACCGTTAGGTCGTATTGCTCTTTGGTTGAGTGATACGCCTTGAATATTTTGCCATTTGAATAACGGCTGTCTAAGTAAATCATTCTACCAACGCCGTTCCAAAGCGACCGCCACCGCCACCGCCACCAGCGTTCTTAGCAACAATGCCAGGGAAGTCATAGAATCTAGAGCAACTGACAACTACAGTTGAAAGTATAGGGACCATACGCTCATTAAATACAGCGTGGTTAACGCTGAGTCCGTTGATGCGGACTGTATATCTCAAGCCGTCACCAAGGTGTAAGTCAACTGCAACACCAACAAGCCATCCGATGTCTGAAGTTCTGCCTCTTAACGCAGAGTTGTAGTCGTTGCTTCCACTATGAACTGCTCTAAAAAGGTACTCAAGGTCGTACATAGTTCCTTTTTTATAGATTTGTTTTATGTCTTTCCGAGGAACATCTACACCGTACAAGTCACGTGAAGCAATAGCATTGCCTTTTGAATCAAACAAAGTGCCATCTTCTTGAACATAGTTCATGTCTTCTAGTCTATTTAAATAAAGAGTAAAAGAAATTCCTCCAACGTTTAGTGGAGTAATTGCATTGAACTTCTTGCTGTCATCTCTCATTGCTTCTGGGGCAACGTCTGTCATTTGTCCATAAGTCATTTCAATGCTTGTTGGATTGTAATGAAACCTAAATCCATAAGCAGTGGTGTCGTACTTGACTTTCTTATACTTCTTTAGTTCTTGACGAAGATGTACAGCAGTATCTGGGTTCATTTGAATTGCACCGCGATTACCGCCAAACTTAAATGAGTCAACTAAAGCGTCTGTCATTTTGCTTGGCTTCATGCCAGTTGCTCCAGCCAAACTAGAGTTTGCTGTGATTGAGTTAGCAGTAAAGTAAGCACTCTGAACTGCAGGTGCATTAAAGGTGTACGTTAAATCTTTAGGTAAACTGCCTGACTCATTTTTGTTATCGCCTTTACCACCACCTGCACCGCCCTCTCCTTTTATTAGGGTATTGCTGGTGACACCTGTGATGCTGTCTAGTTTTGTTAGCACTCCGTTTTGAATAGCAAGTCTGCCTGTTTCACGTTTTAGGTCAGTTTCGGCTGCAGACAATGTGTTTTTTAGATTCTTTCGTTCTAACTCTGCTGTTTTTAATTGGGCTTTTTTAGTAGTAAATTCAGAGGAGTTTGCTGGGTTATCAACAGTGCCGTCGTTGTTTGCGTCCAAGGTAACTAAACGAGAGGCTAATGTTTGAATCTTTTTGTCATTTGCTTTGATGTCTTTTTTTGTTTCGGTAATGACATTCTTGATTTGAGTTACGACTTTTTTGGTCTCTTTAACAACGCCTACAACCTCACGACGCTTGAACTCTGCGTATTTAGGGTCAGTGAGTGCCTTATCAAATACTTCCTGCATACGACCAGCCATTATGACCTACCCATTGTTCTATAGAAGTTTTCGTTTTCTAGTTCTCGTTTAATTATCGCAAGAACTTCTCTAGCAGACTTCTCATCTGCTCCATTAAATGTTGCGTTCACAGTTACGTGTGGGTTTATGTTTGAACTCATACTAGGCGTAGCAACGCTTAGACCCTGGCTTCCACCAGAACCAAACTTGTATGGGCTTCCGCCTGTTTTACCTGTTACCCACGCTGATTTCTGAATTGCATCTAAAATTGTGGATGTAGAAGAGCCGCTTCTCAAAGCCTCAACAATGGCAGAGTAACCGCGTTCTCCTGCTTTGTTACCTGTAAGGGTAGAGATGGTTGCTTCGTAGCCTTGTTCCCAGGAACCATAACGCTTTACACCTACCGAGTTCATACTTTCTGAACCAGGAAGGGTAAGGGTTGTGTTTAGTGGGTTGTAATTAGCCGAGTTCTTCCAGTGCCCACCTTCGTGTGCCATCCAAGTAGTTAAGGCTGCTAATGAACTCTCAGTTACTGGTGCACCTAGTCTTTGTAGAAGAGTGCTTGCCCATTGTTTCTGGTCCCCAGTACCTAGGATAACTCCGCTAGTACCTGTGTTACTTGCTGGATTTGAACCGCCAGCAACAGCAGAACTTGCAACAAAAGCACCTGTTGATTCAAGTATGTTTGCAGCACTTTGTGAGCCTAGAAGTTTAGATACCGAGTAAGCGTTTGCTTTAACACCAGAAAGTCCAACCGTTACTCCTGCTGCTCCAATAATCTTGTCAATCTCTGAAGCAAATCCAGCACCACTAGCCTTTTTAAGTTCACTTGGATTTACAGGATTATTTTTTCCTTTGCGAACTTCAAAGTGTAAGTGAGGGCCAGTTACATTTCCTGTATCACCAGACTTACCAATAATCTGTCCTCGTTTTACTGATTGACCAACACTAACCCCAACTTCAGATAGGTGACCGTAAAGAGTTTGATACCCGTTGCCGTGGTCAATTTGAACAGTCTTGCCGTAAGCAGAGCCAGGATTATCGTTGTAAACAACTCCATCCATTGCTGCTGCTACTGGAGTTCCTACTGGGCATGGATAGTCATCACCAGTGTGAGAACCCTTCCACAAGCCTCCCTTTTGTCCATACGCTGTTCCAACAAATCCACCAGAGATAGGAGAAACTGCACCTTGAGTTTGAGCACCACCAAATGAACCGCCCATAGGAACTGAGTTGCTACCTCCAGAACCACCATAAGGCTTGGCAACCGCACCAGCAGTTCCTAGTCCTACACCAGCAAGTCCTGCCAAAGGATTACCTGTTGCTAATCCAGAAAGACCGCCTTGCCCTGCGTCATATAAAAGGTTTGCAATGTAACGAACTTCGTCTGGAACATTTGCTTTATTTAAAAACTTTTGGCCTTGTTCTAAGGCAGCGTAAGTTAAACCAGCAGCCCCTGCTTTTCCAAAAAGCCCTTTAACTCCGCCAAGTTTTCCAAACAGACCTTTAGCACCAGCAACTATTCCGCCTTTACCTCCAAGAAGTGCTTTACCAGCAAGTGCTCCAAGTGCTATGTCTTTGATACCGCCAAGTATTGAGCCAGTTGCTGCTCCTATTGAACCACCAGCACGGCTTTCTCCAATACCGCCAAGGAAGCCTACTACTCGACCAAGTTCATCGGCTGCTTTACCAAGCATTGAGTTAAAGCCTTGAACAATTGGGACAGCGTCTTCCATGCCTTTTAATACAGGCTGAACGTACTTAATAAGTACATCTACATCTGATTCAAGAATCTGCATTTTGGACTTCAAAGGGTTTTGTCCAAATCCAAGTTTTGCTAAATCAGATTCTTTGCCACCAGCCTTTTGAATCATAAACTGATAGAACATTTGGCGTTGGTCTTCACTCATGCCAAGGTCAGTTGCAGTCTTTTGAATAAACCCGCCTTGGATGCTTCGCATAACGTCTGAGACGTTTGCTTTTTCACGACCAAACGTCATTCGTTCGTATATCTGCTGAAATACTTCCGAACCACCACGGAACTGGCCTGTTTGCTGATTATAAGTGCTTACGCCAACACCATATAAACGAGCAGACATTGGGCCTTGTGTAAGACCAGAAATAGCAAGAGCAGCATTTTCGTTTGCCATATTCATGTAACGTGCTGCACCGCCTACTTCACGCATGACGGTGTTGTATTGAGCAGAACCAGGCATAACACCACGAGCAGCAAGAAGTGCTGACGTAGTTCCCAAAGATTGTTCGCTAGTTATACCGCCAGCAAGTTGGTTCTTACCGCTCTGCAAAATCTGCATGTAGCCGAGACCACCAGAACGGATTGCTGCACCATAAGCATTAGCAGAAATGCCCATGACGGATTGAACAGATGGAGCACCCATAAAGGCTGCACCAGCAACGCCCATTCCCATGGTGAATAAGCCTTGGCCTACTGCACCTAATCTGCTTTGTCCTGTTGGATTAGAGAATCTTCCTTGAGCAATCAGGCTTTTTGCTTCAACATAACCTGCTGCGGTTGCGTTGCTGCCAGTTTCTGGAAATGATGCCGATTGCATTTGCGGCATCATGCTTGTTTGACCGTTTCCTACATTACGGTCACCGCCACCTTTAAATTTCTTACCAGTTTTACCTGCTTCGGAGTTGAGTCCAGACAGTTCCTTCTTAGCCCCCATGAGGGACTTCATAAGGTTCTTTAATTCAGCATCCGCTTCTTTAAACGATTTAGCCAAATCATCTTCTGCCATGTTTCAACTCCTTTCTAATAACCTTCTTTTACAAGTGCTATCCAGTTAGCACGTTCTCTATAACTAAGTCCTTGGATTTCAACCAAGGTCCAGCCTGGATGTCTATCCGACAATGCTGACCATTCAGCCATCAATTGTGGATAAGGCGTAAGGCTAGAAGCGAAATAAGGTCCCCAGATTAAGGGGAACATTTACCTCGCCTTCGCATTTTGGACATTGAACAGCGACTTCTTCGAATAGTGGTCCGAAGGAGCGTTTGTTTATTTCCTCTGCGATTGTTTTGCGGTCAGTAATTCCTAGGTTCTGAACCTGTTCTTTGCTGACTACAGCAACGTCGTCAATTGATTCAACGCAGTTCTCTAACAACAAAGTCGTTAGTTCTGCGACTGATTTATCTGCGTTCTCTACCAACTCCTTTTGGGTAAACCCATTTGGAAGTTGAACAATGATTTCACCAGCCTTGCCCTTTAACGTAAACTTTCGTGAACCCGTAAATGGGCGAACCTTCAAGTCCTTGTTTAGGTCAATGCTTATATCGTGTAGTTCATTGCAGTTATTGCAGATTCCTTGAACAACAGCCTCATTGCCAAAAGTCGCTTTGTAAATACCAAGCAACAACATATCTCTGTCTCCAGTTAACAAACTGTCTAACATTTCTTCTGTTGCTCTTTGGTTTCCAATGCTCACTACACCACGGCTTAGGATTGATAGAAGAGCCTTTCCCACGTTTGAGGCACGAGCAATTGCTTCTTCATCCTTGCCAGTTAGTTCTCTAACTTCGGCTTCTCTGACAACCTCCCCTGTGAAAGTTGCGTATCCACAGGGGAGTTTTACTACTGTGTCAGAAGGAGGTACTACTGTTACTGGATTTGGCTTCTTTTCTTCAGCCATAATCTCAGAAACCTTTTCATTAACAAGGGCGGCGTTGTCTTCCGCGTTGACTGTTACATCAGTCTTTGTGCTCATTTTGTATTCCTATTCAGTTAATTAAGAGGCGGATGAAGCGGTAGACGCACCAGAAGCCGTAATTTCTGGGGCTGCTGTGAATGTACCGTCTTTGAACGAGGACCACGATACATCGAAACCTTCGTGTACCAAAGTCATTTGCTCAACCAAAAGTGAGTTATCACCTGCGTTGAGGTCAGAGTATGCAATTGCAGTAGGCCATGCGTTATAGACCTTGAACTGCATCGCTACATCGCCTGTTCCCGCAGTTGAACCTGCTGCCAACTTAGGAATTGGATGAGCCAATACCTTGATTGTTAGGTCGCAACGGAAATCTGAAGCGATTCCACGAGCAGGTCCACCCTGAACTGCAGCAAACAATTGACGCATCCAGAACCACTTCTGTGGCTTACCAATAATTACACCATTCTGGAGTGTTACTGGCTGGAACGAAGTTTGCCCAGGAATCTGGTGAACTGTCGTGTTGTACCCACCTTCACGGTAGGGAATTGAATCGGTTGTTACTGCTAGTCCTGATACCGATGTGAAACCAAGGGTTGCCGTTGTTACCTCAAGGCTGCTGTTGTTTAGAGCATTGAATGTAACAAGGAACCGAAAGTTACGAATCGGGTCAGTAGCGAGTGTCGAACGATTTTGATAAGTAATGTTCGCCATTAGTACTACCTTCTTTCTTAGTTAGCGGTCTTCTGGCTCAAAGTAATGACAACGAACTCTGCTGGATATTGCAATGCAACTCCAACTTCGATGTTGACCTGTCCTTGAGCAATTAGATTGTCTGGGTTATTTTCAGCATCAACCTTTACATAGAAGGCTTCTGCTGGGCTTGCACCACGAAGACCGCCTTGGTTGGCGTACTCGTTCAAGAACGCGGTGAGTGCTGTGGAGATACGCTCCCACAGTCTTTCATCATTGTTCTCGAATAGTGCAAAAGTAGAGAGGTCTTCGCATTTCTTACGAATGTAGATAAGCGAACGACGCATATTGACGTACTTGTTTGCAGTTCCGTCTTGCTTCAAGGTACGAGCACCCATAACTACGATGCCAGAACCTGGGATTTGACGAATTGCGTTTACAGGTGTTGAAGCAGCGTTCATGTCATCGAGTTCTGTTGATGTGAAAGAACGCTCCATAGCGATTGCACCAGCAACACGAGTTGTCACACCAGCAGGAGCCTTGAAAGGACCTGTGGTTGCATCTGTGTTCATGTACAAACCTGCAACAGCACCAGAAGGACCAATCTTACGGATTGAAGAAGACGAACGTCCTAGTGGGTCTGCAATAAAGTAGTGTGGGTAGTACATAGCACTGTGGCTATATCCAGAAGCAGTATTTGCTGCAGCAACTGCTTGAGTTGGGTTTCTTAACTCAGGTGTTTCCATAACAACAAAGTGCTTACCATCGCCAGCAGCCCATTGAGCCAAGGAGTTGTATAACGATAGAGCAGCATTTGCTCCGATTGTTACATCAAGGCTTGGCAAGAACAAGACGAGTGGCCTGTCAATGCTGCTGAATGAACCAGCAACAGTGGTTTCGTAGTCTGAAGCAACAATAGTTGCTCCATTTGAACCACCAGTTAGTGGGAATACGTTAGTAGATGGAGCGTTTGCCTCGTCTACAACGTCTACGATTACATTTTGAGAGAATTGATTTACTACAGTCTCAATGTAGTCTGAAGAAGTAGCGGGTGTTAGAACGATGTTTTCGTATGACTCTAAAAGAACGTCGTTAGTAATATCGCTACCAGTACCTGCAACACCTTCTTTGTAAACAGCAAAGTCATAGTAACCAGCACCTGCATTTCCAGCAGTAAGTTTGACTCGAAGGTTGTTGCCATCTGTGCCTCTGTTCTTAGCGGCAACTGCTAGTACGTTACCTGTACCAGTAGCACGTCCAACAACAACGGTTGAAGCAACTGCGTCTGAAGCAAGTATGCGCTTTACATAAAGTTCGCGTCCTCCATTTTGGAAGAACGCTGCTACCTGGAAGGTTGCTGGGAAACTTGAGTTGTATCCACCAAATAGTTTGGTGAACTCATACCACGAGTTAACTAACGTTGCTGTGGTTGGACCACTTGCAAACGGAGCAGCAACCGCTCCTGCTGCTGTAGCGTTACCTGCCGCAGCAATAGGTGCAGTTAATAGGCGTTCACTGATGTAAATGCCTGGGCGTTTGTAAACTGCCATTGGGTTTTTCTCCTAACCTAGTTTTTAGTTTGGTCCGAATTATGGGGTTATGGTGATACTTTCAAATCCTTCGTAATCCTCACCACGAATGGCAAGCGGAGGACTTGACACGATGACTTGCTGCACCTTGTAGAGTTCTTTGAATAGGGTCTGTGGAATTTCGGATGAAACTCTCACAGTTACTGCATTGATGAAGAGCCTCTTTGACGCTTCAACGGTGTCTCTCTTTGCAACATCTAGGATGTCCAAACGACGAACAGTGTTGTCGTCTGTTGGTACTAGAGTTCCAAATCTAAGCGGCAGTCTTGTAAACAAGAGGTCGCTCAAAATCTGACGGTCATGACGTGGATGACGAGCATAAGTCGTAATCTGATA